ACTGCGCTCACGCATCAGTCGCCGCATCGATGATTACTACCGGGGCGACAATGCCGCGCTTGGCTCGCAGGGGGTGCGCGCACTCATTGCGGTGCGAAACTCGATTTCCAAGGACATGGAGCGATTCGCAAAGGGCAAGGGTGGCGACGTGTTCGACGCCTGGAAAGAAGCGGACACGTTCTACCGAGAAAACCTTGCGCCCTTCCGGGTGCGGGGTCTGTCGGATCTGCCGGACACGGTAGAGCCCGAAGCCATCTATCGCAGAATGGTCAAATCCAACGTCGGCAGCCGGGCGCGAAGGCTGTACGACGCGCTGGACGACAAGGGACGCGCCGCAGTCCGCTACGCGGCGATCAGGGACGCGATTGAGCAGACCACGGACGAGTCGGGCGTGTTCAATCCTCGCGCGTTCGTCAACAAGATGAAGCGCCTGCGAAATTCTCGAGATGTGTTCTTCCGGGGCGCAGACGCGAAGGAGCTCGACGGGTTCATCAAGCTCATGGGGACGATGGATCGAGCGTATGCGCGCACGCTTCGGCCCCCGACAGGGCAGCAGGTAATTCCGTACCTGATGATCGGTGGCGCGGCGATTGAGCCGATGACGTTCATGCAGGTCTTGGGCGGGGCGCAAGCGATGCGCTACCTGTTCACGATGGAAAGCGGGCGGAACTTCTTGCTGGCGGCGTCTGAAGCGCGCCCTGGCTCCGAGGCGATGAACGAGGCGATTCAAGGCATTGGGAACGTGCTGGTCCGTGCGGGGGTTCTGGCCCATACATCAAGCGGTCAGACACAAGCGCCCCGGCAATGAGCCCGAGGCACGCAAGGAAAGCCGACTGAAACGCTATGCCGGCGACGCACCCTGCCGCAATCAGCGCAACCGGGTATGCCCTGCGCTTCCACTTCGGCACGCCCTTTCTGCGATACAGGGACGACACTAGGGAACGCCCATGAGTCAAAAGCTCCTCAACAGCTACACCCAATTCCTTGACGGCAACGGCAACCCGCTTGCGGGCGGCTCGCTGGTCTTCTCGGAGTCCGGCACCGACACGCCGAAGACCGTGTACGCGGCGGAGAACCAGGCCAGCTCGCTTGGCTCGACCGTCACCCTGGACAGCGCAGGTCGTCCCTCAAACGGCGGCGCAGTGACGGAGGTCTATTCCGCCGCCACTGGAGCGTACCGTATCACGGTCAAGGATTCCTCGGGCGTCAACCAAGTGGTGGCAGAGAACGTCTCGGCCCTGCTCGAGTTCTCTGCACTGACGATGACGGGGCAACTCAAAGCGGACGACAGCACGTCAACGGCTGCGCCCCCGTACACCTTCGACGGCGACACGGACACGGGCCTAGCGCGCCCTGCTGCGAACACGCTTGCGGGCGTCATCGGCGGGTCGGAGGGCTGGCGCCTCAACTCGACCGGCTTTGGCGTAGGCACAACTGCGCCAACGGAAAAGGGCCATTTCGTCGGCAACCTTCTCGGCACCGGGATTCATTACTCGGAGTCCGGCACGTTCACTGTCACGGCGTCAGGCACCACGACCGAAGTCATCACCGGCCTTTCCGCAGGCGTGTTCCTCGTCAATTTCGCCGTTTCAGGAACAGACATGGAGTTGCGGCTGACCGGGATCATTCACAGCATCACCAACCTGGTCTCCAAGGTCGACACGCTGCTGACCTCTGACTTCAACGCCGGGTCTGTTCTTCTCCAGCCCGAGGACAACCTCACCCCCTTGGCGTTCAACGCGGGCAAGGATCGGTCGTTCCAGTTCGTCTGCACGGGCGACGGGGTTGCAGACCGTACCGCGACGTATCGGCTGCTGCGGTTGTTCTGAGCGTTAGACACGGCCCTCTGGCTTAGACAACGGGGCCTGCGGCTATCGCGCTACAGGCCCCGTCGTTGTTGGCTCCGCCTGCTGGGCTCGAACCAGCGACCCGCCTCCTTCCCAACTTTCTTCCCAATTCGTGTTCCCTGAGTCTCTGCGCGCTGCTTCTGAGTTCGATGAATCAGTGACTTGCAAGCACTGAGGGGCATCAGAGGGCACCTCTCCAAGTTCGAGTCTCGTTTCCCGCTCCATCTTTCCTCCTCGAAAAGCCCTGATTCGTCAGGGCTTTATCGTTTCTGACCGTCGCACAGCTTCAGCTCCTGCCCAACCTCTTCCCAGCCCGCCTCGAGCGCGGCCATCTGCGCCGCGTCCGCGTCGCTCTCGATCCAGCGCGCGTACACCTTCTCCAGCATCGAGACCGAGTGCCCGAGCTGGTTCGCGACCCACTTCAGGCTCACGCCAGGCGTGACCAGGGCGATCGAGGCGTAGGTGTGCCGCCACGGGTACGGCCCGGTCCGCTTTCGCAGCTCCAGCGCATCGACCGCGGCGCGGTAGCCTCGGAAAGCCTTGCCAGGGTAGAGGTAGGGTGCTCCGGTCGACGTGGTGAGCAGCCACGCCTCGCCGGTCACGTCGCGCACAGCGTCGTCAAGCAGCGCGCGCAGGCGCCGGTCGACCAGCACGCGGCGCACCTCGCTGGTCTTCGTCGGCACGATCTCGCCGCGGACGCGGGACCGGATGACGCGCAGACGTTCGCCGTCCCAATCGCGAGCTTGGAGCGCAAGGATCTCGCCTGTCCGCATTCCGGTCCCGAAGGCGATCTCTACGGCGAGGCGCTGGGCGCCGTCGGCGTGCGCGGCGACCCATCGCAGGATCGCGTTGCGCTCCTCGACGGAGTAGGGGTCCGGCTCCCGGTCGCGCTGAATCCGCCGCACGCGGAGCGCGGAGGCAGGGTTCTCGCTGACGAGCTCCTCGTCGACGGCGTGATCGAACACGCGGCGCAGCGCGGTCAGGGCGTTCTGCCGCAGGCCTGGGCTGGGCCAGTTGATGTTGCGGTCGATCTCGCGCAGCTCGCGCGTGCGGATGGCGGCAACAGGGCGGTCCGCGAGGGTGTCGAGCCAGTAGATGTTTAGGAGGTCGCGGTAGGTGTTCCGGCTGCTGCGCCGAATCTCCGTCTTGTCGAGGTAGTCCTGCGCGACCGCGGCGAACGTCTCACCGCCGCCCGGCAACGGGGCCTCAAGGCCCTCTGGCGGAGGCGCGCCGAACTTGACGTGCGCTTTCCACGCCTCAAGGAACTTTGCCGCCTGCGCTACACCAGCAGGCGTGGGCGGGAGATCGAGCGTGCGCGAGAACGAGCGCCCGCGATGCTGGAAGCGGACTTCGATGCCGGCGCCATGGACGCGCACGCCCTTCGGTCTATCCACTCCCCGATCGCCTCCACGTTGTACCTGAGCTGGCCGTCGACCTTGGCCCAATGCACGCCCTCGGTCCACAGGCCGCGCTGGCGTTTGGACTTCGGAGCGTTCGGCTTCATGTCGAAGATCAGGCAAAGCTGGCGCTCCGACACCCAGCCGACGCGATCGGCCAGCAGGGCGAGGAGGAGGGCGTCTTTGTCCTCTGCTGCGCTCATAGGTCCCAACAGATGTGATGCATGGTGCCGACGACCGCGAGGACCTCGGGCTCAGGCTCAAACCACTCTCCTTGCACGCGCCACGCGTCCAGCGCGGCGTGGATCTCGAACTCTGTCTCTGGCGGCGCTGGGCAGGAGGCTATCGTTTCAAGCCATGCAGCTCGGACGCCGGCCTCCTTCGCGACCTGATAGCGCCGCTCGGTCGGACGCTTGCTCCACCCGATCTTGATGAGTCCGCGTTCGCCGTTCAGGACGAACTGCATCGCGTACACGCAGGGGTCGTTCAGCAGGCAGAGCGGCCCGTCCGCAATGTATGGAAGCTCGGCCACGCTTTCCGACACCGTCATGTATAGGCGTCGGCGCGCAGTCTCCGAGGCTCGCTGCGTTCCGGGGCCCATCACCACATCTCCATCTGCGCGGGCTTGCCGCTTACTTCTGACGCACAACCCTCTTTGTCGCTCACATTGCCGGATTTGTGAGCCACAACCGGCCACGGCCCGCCGAGCATCCATTCGCACATCTGCTCCCACCACGTCACCCCTCACCCCCTTCGCCCAGCAGGGCGCGGGCTCGACGAAGGTCGCCGGCCAAGTCGTGCTTCTCTTGGAAATATGGGTCTGCATACGCCGCCCAGTCCTCCATGTTGTCTGCGGCTTCGCTCAGCGCAGCTTGCAGCACCGCCACCTGCTCCCGCAGCGCGGCGATTTCGGCGTCTGCGTCTGCGCCCATTTCCTGAGCGATGCCAAGGCGCTTGATGCCGTTCCAGAACCACCAGCCCGGGTCGTTCACGACGGATTGCCACCGCTCCGCATAGCTCCGCTCACCCATCCTCGCGGCCCTCCTTTCCCATCGTCATCTCAATGGCACGCCGCGACTCATCGAACACGTCGACTACCTCGTGCTCGCGGCTTTCCTTTGTAAGCCAGACGCGGAAACGACCGCCTCGTCCGCGCGCCCATGCCGTCGCCCGCTTATCTGCGGGGAGCATGCTCGGCCCCTCTTCTTCGCTGTCGCAGTCCAGAGACCACACTCCCGCGCCGATCCACCCGCTGCTCGGCCCCTCGGGCATGGCGTCGAGGACATCCTGTGCGGCACGGCGACACGTCTGCAGCGCGCCGAGCAACGCGGCCCGTGCGTACCAGTCGTCAACGCCGACCGCCTCGTTTTCTCGCTCTGCGTCGTCGATGACGCGCAGCAGCGCCTCCAGCCTCTCTCGTGCGTCAGTCATCATCGCTACGATCTCCCCAGAACGTGATCTGGAGGGCCCCAGCCACGAAACCGATAACAAGAATATTCAGCCCGGCGATCAGGGCTACGTCCATTGCGAAGCTGGATGCGTCAGCCATGGCGGGGCTCCTCCAGGGCTGCAAGAAGGGCGTCGGCGTCCCTAACAGCAAGCCGCGCCGTATACAGCCGGTCTTCGGCTGAACACTCCGGTCCAACTCTCCTCGCCATCATTGCCGTAGCCATACGCTCGCGGATGGTCATGCCTTGCGGGTGCGAGCCCGTATCGGGCCCCGGATACGCCGGTTCGTCTGCTCTGCTCATCTCACTCTCCTGCGCTCTCGTCTGTGGGGCGGCGGGTCCAGGCCACCCATACCGTCCCGACGATGGTGCTATGGCCGGCGCGCCCCCATATATCCTCTCGCCTGACGTACGGGCGCCTTACCTCGCCCTTGATGGCCCATTCCCCGTCACCAGAAAGTCTCCAGCCGATGGTGCCGCAGGGCATAGCGACAACGTGGAGTGGGTGGCTGTTTCATTCGGCGCTCACGCTCCCCCCTCGCCCGCATCGGGCTGGTGTGCCTGCCCCTCCCCATCGTCGGAGGCGAGAACCAGCCGCACGACATCGTGCTCAGCGGGCATCGATTCGAGGATGTGCTGCCAAAGATCGTCGGGAGTCGCTTCCGCGCCGTTGCTGAAGCGCAGGACAGGGGCGCCGTGCTCGTCGGGCGCCGTGTAGATCACCCCCGCCTCCACTCCTTCGGCAGCGGCAGGGCGGGCGAGGGCGGTGCGTAGGCGCGTCTCTACGTCGCAGGCTGTCGCGACGAACTTCGCCGTATCCGGGGCGAGCGCCGTCGCGGTCACGATCTGGTTTCGTATGAACTTCTGCGCCTGTTCTGCCGCCCCCCCTGAGCCCCTCCGGCTCCGGGGCGGGCGTCGGCTGGGGCGCGGCGAACCGCTCCATCGCATATCGGACCATGCCCACGACGCATCGCCGTACTTCGGCGGCATCTGCATCGTCGCGGACCAGTCCGCCGACCAGACGGGCGCTGTCGTCGCAGCCCATGAGGGCGTGCAGGATGTCTGTGTCGGTGGGGGCGGGGCCGGAGGTGGCGTCCACCCGCTCGTCCTGCGGGGCTGCGTTGGCGAGGAGCCTGTCCGCCTTCACAAGCGCCCCGCTGAGATACGGCGAAGCGTCGGCGGCGGGCTGCGTGGCCCCCAGCGCGCAAAAGATGCGCTCGCGAAGCTCCCGCACCGCGCTCTCTGGTATGTATCGCTCGGTCATGCTGCCGTCTCCTCGAGTGCGTCCAGGCCGGGGATGGAGTTGTCCAACGCGGCCAGCACCTCGGCTTCGGCGTCCTCAACGGCTTGGCGCAGTTCCGAAATCAGGGCGTCATCGCGCTCGACGCGGATCACCACCATGTCGCCGGGCGCGGGGAAATCGGGGTGGTACGAAACGAAGTCGCACCACTCCCGTTCGCAGCACGCCATCTGCCACTGCATCTGCAGCAGGTAGTCGCGCTTCGGCGGCTCGCCGTCTCGAGTGCGGATGTGCTGGTCCCAGCCGGGGCACTTGATCTCGACAAGCCCGTCATCGCCCACGAGCCCGTCAGGCGACGCGCCGGACATCGGCAGCTCCGGGTGCGGCACAAAGCCCGTCTCGGTCACGCTGCGCCCCGTCACCAGCTCGTACGACAGCCGCGCCTCGGCCTCGAGTTCGATCCCGCGCTCCATCGCCGCGTTCGTGTAGTCGCTAGCCGGCTTCCGGCATTCGCGCTCATAGCGGATGCCGCGCAGGTAGGTGTCGCGCGTCTTGCCCTGGCCTTTCGCCATGAGCTTGCCCATAGCGGACGCGGTGAACTTGCCTAGCCTTTCCGCATACCACTCGTCGCTACGCTGCTGCACGGGCTGCCTCCGCTTGCTCGAGTTTGCGCAGCACCGCTGCGAACTTCCCTGCCGGAATCTGCGCAATGCTGTCTACGCCCGCCCACTGGCAGAACTTCGCAACGTCGGAGCCCATTGCGTCCAAGCGTGCGCGGATGTTCTGCGCCTGCTCCTGCGTGATGCTCTCGGCCGGTCGAGACGCCGCGTTGCCGTCATCGTCCTCCGGCGCCACGCCGACCATCGCCGCAAGGGCGTAGCGACGGGCGTAGGTGAGGGCGGATCCGATGCCCTGGGGGTCCGGTTTCATCGGGCGCATCGTCAGCGAGCTGCCGACCCACTGCCCGGACTCGTGCCCGAGAATGGTCCGCACCGTCACAAGCGCGGGGTCGTCGCTCTCGGTGAGCTGAAGAATCGACAGGCCGTTGCTGGTCAGCGCCTCGCGGCAGGCATCCCAGACGCTTGCAAGGTCTGCGTACTTCGACTTGAAATGCGGGTTCAGGTTGCCCTTCTGGGCGCCCTGGATAGACGCTTGGGCCTTCGCCAGAGCGGCGAACAACTCGCCGCCAGCGTTGTCTAGCTGCTTCGTCACCGTGAACACTGGCTTTTCTCCATCCGTTGTCTGTGCGCCTTGAGCCTCCGCACCAACTCCTCGAGTGGCATCGTCTCCAGTGCGCGCCTGGCGGTGCGGGTGAGGGCTTGCTGCTGGGTTTCAGGCTGCATCGTCAGGCGTCCTGCTACTGGCCCTGCACTGCACCATTACGCCCGGCTTGTGGGCCACGACCGTCCGCATCCCTCGCTGATGCACGCGGACCTCGCAGCGCCAGCGGATCGACGCACGGCGGATGGGGTGGACTGCGCGCCAGGCGTCAAGCATGGCGGCGACTACGTTGTCTCCGGTGGTGGTCATCGCTCTGCCTCCAGTTGTTGTTGCCTGAGCAGCGCCACCGACAGTTCGCGGTGGCTCTCGATCACGTCGTCTCCGCGCATGAGCGCCCAGCCGCCCGAGTAGGCGAGGACACGGATACGCTCGTGACGCGGGCGGAATCGGCGTCGCAAGGTCGGGTGATCCTCGGCGCGTTGGTCCTCGCGGATGGTCTGGTAGATGGCGAGGGGGTCGGTGGTCATGCCTGCGCCCTCCTGCGGCCGGCCTTCCATGCTTCCCATGCGAGCTGCACGTCGATGTCCCTGTATTGACCTGGCCACGCCGACGTGGGCGCTTGGTCGTATCTGCGGATGTCTTTTTCGTAGGGCGCTGCGCTGATCCACGCCTCAAATTGGTCTCGCTCCGGCTGCTCGCTCATGCCATTGCCTCCCTATCCGCCTCTGCCTGCGCCAGCGCGTCGACCAGCGCCTCGGCGTCCGTGTATCCGATGCGCCCGCGCCCTTGCTCGTATGCGTCGAGCAGGACACGGCACAACAGCCGCGTGCCGTCTCCGTCGAGCATCGGGATCAGTTCGTCCAGGTCAGCCGAGCCGACGCGCAGGTAGCTGATGACCTCCTCGCGTGCGCGCTCCACTGCTTCGTCGCGGACTTCGCTGGCGCTGCGCTCGGGGCAGTCGTGGATGGAGCGTCCAAGGACGCCTGCTGCTGCGGTGAATTGGCTCATCTGCTCACCCCTGTAGGTGTTGGTGTGCTGTGCTGATAAGTAGAAAGTTACTAGGAAGCGCCGCGAGCATCAAGCACAATGTTACTACCGTTCGTCAGGGAGGAAGGGGCGACCTTCCGTTACGCCCCTTCCTGGTATCGAGCTTCGCGCTCCGCAACCCGCATGACGTGCTCGCGCCCGTCTTCCTCTAGCACGTCCCATGCGCGTTTCAATCGGCCCAGGTCTCGGCTACGTCCTGCGGCGTCGACCATTCCCGGCAGCAATAGCTGCCAGCAATCCATCCCGAATGCGCGAGCGACAGCATCTACGTTCTCAATGCTTGACGCGCCGCGCTCCCCCAGCATATTGCTGATGGTCTTCTGGCTGACGCCAGAGCGTTTCGCCAGATCGGTCTGGGTCCAGCCGGCCTGCTCCATCAGGCCACGTAAGTTGCGGGACAGCGTTGCTCGGGTCTCTGGGCACTTCGCCATATGAGCCTCCGCAGCTTCTGACCTGCAGTGGTAAGCATCGCGCTGTGCCGTAGTAGAATTCTGCCTGATTCGTGCTTGCACGGCTAGTCAAATCCTACTAGAGTGATCGCCATGGATACGGAATCCCAACTGCTTGACGAGACGTGGACGCTGCTGGCGAAGCGGCCTGCTGACGTGACTTTTGAGCGCATTGCTCGCGAGTCCGGGCTGTCTATCCACTGGCTTCACAAGATGTCTCGTCGCGCGATTCCTGACCCCGGCGTCGTTCGGGTCGAGCGCCTGCACCGCTACCTGCGGTCGGTGTGCTTGTCCGACGCCGCCTAGTTCCCGGAGCCTGGCCCCATGCAATCGGCTGCGCATCTCTCCCTCTCCCTCCTGTCTGCGGTTCCCCTGCCGCAGTCGCGCGGCCGGGGGTCGAGGCTCCGCTCTTTTTGTCCCGAGAGGGACCGACAACGCGAGACATCGCGAGGAGGCGCGGAAATGACTTCCGCTCATCTTCCGCTCATAGCGGAGGTTCCGAGGCCGGAACTGCACGAGCTGAACGACGTAGCACGACTCCCCGACTTCACGGCAGCCATCCGCCGCCAGGTGAACGACGCACGGCGCGTGATGACGCAGGCGGATCTCGCGGAGACGGTCGGGATGGACAAGGGGCAACTGTCCTGCGTCCTGAACGGGAAGAAGCACATGCCGGGCGAGAAGTGGGCCCGGTTCAACGCGGCCACCGGGCGAGCTACGGCGCTGCAGTACGTCGCCATGCACTCCGGCTTCGGCTTGACCCCTCTGGACGAGCTGCGGGCCGAGAACGCACGGCTTCGGGCTCGGCTCGAGGCTTTGGGAGAGCGCCTATGAATATTGAAGGTTGCCGCCGCTTGATGGCGGCCGTTGTTGTGAGAGCAATGCAGGACGTGTCTGCGCCACGGAATAGCGCGGTAACGGCTGCAGAGCGCAGGGATGCAGACGAGTTCCTCGCGAGCCCCGCTCGGTGCGGAGCGTTTCTGGATCACGTTGGAATCGACGCGGAAGCCTTTTGCCAGGCGTACCAGCGCGGCGGCATTGCGGCTGCCCGCCGCGCGCTGAAAGACGGAAGAGATGCGGCGGCAAAGGCTCGCGCCGCATGAAGGCGTTTGCCTACCTGCTGCTGTCCCCTGTCGTCATTTTAGGCGTTCTGGGCGCTCTTGTGGCCCTCTTGGCGCTGTGCGTGTGCATGTGGGTGGCCGACGCATGACCAACGTCTCCCGCCTCCCCGTGAAGCCCCGCATCACCCGCTGCGAAGGCTGCGGCATCCCGCTTACCCCGGAATGGGTGAGCCAGGACGACCCGGAGCTGTGCGGCGAGTGCAGCCGGTGGCGGGCGCAGATGGAGGCCGTGGAGGCGTTTGTGCGTGGGACTGACCCGGATGGGCCGGAGGCGGCGTAGGAGTGAGCGTTGATGCGACACGCTGGGCGTGGACGGTGACCGGCATTAAGTCGACCGACAAGCTTGTACTGCTTTCGCTGGCTGACCGGGCGAACGAAGAGCACGAGTCGTGGCCCGGGATCGACCGGCTGTCTGCCGACTGCTGCATGAAGCGCGCGACTGTCATCGCGGCCATTCGCCGGCTGATGGAAAGGGGTGTCATTGAGCGCCGAAAGCGGTTTGGCGGAAGTCCGATTTACACCCTTGTCGGGGTCGAAAGCAGGCATGTCAAAACCGGCACTAGTACCGAAACCGGCACTAATGCCGAAACCGGGACCGTCAGTAGTACCGAAACCGGCACTGCAGTAGTACCGAAACCGGCACCCGAACCTAAAACAGAACCTAACAACAAACCTAACAAGGGGAAGTCGGCGGCGGTGCCGGCGTTCCACGCCGCCGTCATCGACGCCTACCACGACACCTTGCCAGACCACCCTCGGGTGAGGGCGTGGAACACAAAGCGCCAGCGCCTGCTGGACCGCTCTCGGAAGGAATACCCGAAGTGCGACGACCTTGACTGGTGGCGCCGGTATTTCGAGTACATCGCAGGGTCCGACTTCCTTTGCGGCAGGGCCAGGCCGTCTGAAGGTCGAAGGCCATTCATTGCAGACCTCGAGTTCCTGGTGAACATCACTTCGCTGACCAAGGTCATCGAGGGCAAGTACCACGACGGAGCTGCCGCATGAGCACCGCCGAACTCCACCGCTTCCCCGAGGGCATTCGCGTCCCGCCGCACTCTGCCGAGGCCGAGCAGGCTGTCCTCGGCGCGTGCCTGCTGGACCCTGCGGTCATCGACGACGTGCGGGCCATCGTCACGGAGGCCGACTGGTACGCAGGCCAGAACCGCGTGGCGTGGCGGGCGATCTGTGCGGTGGCCGATGCTGGCGAGCCGGTGGACCTGCTGACGGTCGTGCAGTGGTGCCGAGACCACGGCGCCGAGGGTCGCGCGATTGACGCGGCGTACCTGTCTGAGCTGCTGGAGTCGGTGAGCGGGTCGAGCAACGCGACCGCCTACGCGCGAGTCATCCGCGAGAAGTCCGAGCGGCGGGAAGTCATCGCGGCGGCGAACCGCGCGGCGGACCACGCCTGGAACGAGCCGGACGGCGTGTCGCGTGCGCTGGCCGAGTTCTCGTCGGTCGGCGGTGAGCGTCAAGTCGGCAGCGTGCGGACGATGCGCGAGGCGTCGCGGTCGTGGCTCGACGTGTTGGAGCAGCGCACGCAGGGGCCTACGGGGCTGCTGACCGGGTTTCACTGGCTCGACACGCGCTGGCAGGGGCTGCGTCCTGGGAATCTTGTGGTCGTCGCGGGACGGCCCGCGATGGGCAAAACCACCCTCGGGATGGCCTTGGCCGAGAACGCCGCCGAGCGTGCTGACGTGCTGTTTTTCTCGCTGGAGATGGACGCAAGCGAGCTGTTGGACCGGAGCATGGCGCGTTACTCCCGCGTCTCGCTCCGGGCTCTCCGGTCAGGCGACTTGCTGGCCGAAGACTGGCCCCGCCTGACCGCAGGCATGAGCCGCGCGCCTCTTGACCGGCTGCACATTGACGACACGGGCGGTCTGCACATCGCGGATCTGCGCGCGCGTGCTCGAGCCCGCCACCGCAAGTCTCCGCTGTCCCTGGTGGTCATCGACTACCTGCAGCTTGTGCGATCGGACGGCGAGAACCAGAACCTCCGCGTCGCGGAAATTACGGGCCAGTGCAAGGCGCTGGCGAAGGAGTTGGGCTGCCCGGTGATTCTGCTGTCGCAGCTCAATCGCGGCGTTGAGCAGCGCGCCGACAAGCGTCCGATGCCTTCGGACCTGCGCGACTCGGGAGCGATTGAACAGGACGCCGACATCATCGCGTTCTGCTACCGCGCCGAGCAGTACGACCAGAACACGCCGCGCAAGGGCGTGATGGAAGTCATCACATCGAAGCACCGCATGGGCGAGCCGGGCACGGACTACCTGTTGGCGGACCTTGCGCACTCCACGCTCACCACGCCTCCGGACGACTGGCAACTGCCGCCCGAGCGTGCCCATCAACCCAAGCGATTCGACGGGAAGGACCTATGACCGACTACGACAACCGAGGCCAAGTGAGCCTCTGGAAGCCGCAATCCGACAATCCAAAGGCTCCGGCCGCACGCGGGACCATCGTGGCGCACCGGGACATCCGCGAGGGCGAGGAGATCGAAATCGCGCTGTGGCGGAACCAGAGCGACAACCCGCGCGCCCCGCTGATGAAGGGGAAGATCAGCGACCGCCGAGACGCGCAGCAGCCGGCGACGACGCCGAGCGCATCGGGCGGCGACGACCTGGACTCGGACATCCCCTTCGCCTCTTTCGAGCGCGGGACGGTTGCCTGATGGCCCGCGCAATCGACCTCACCGGCCAGACCTTCGGGCGCCTCACCGTGCGTGAGCGGGCCGGCAGCGACGAGAAGAACGGCGGCGCCATGTGGCTGTGCGATTGCTCGTGCGGTGGCGTGGCGAAGATCTGGGGCAGCGAGCTTCGGACCTCGCGTCGGTCGTGCGGGTGCGCTCTGGCAGAGCACCGCAAGCGCGGTCCTGGAAAGGCGCGGATGGACAGCGACGCACGCATCCGCGAGGAGATGCGCGAAGCCTTGCAGGCGTCAGGCGTGCCGCTGTCCGCGTTCGAGGAAGCGCGGAGGGCGTGGGCGTGATCTGGTTCGTAGACCTAACCCCTCACCCCCTCATCCCCATCAAGCGCCGGGCAGTGCTGTCAAGCGTGCGGGACGTGTCTGCGCTGGACACCACGTCGCCGCAGCGGAACCACAACCGGATCGTGCCGGATGCGACCGAGCACCGCCGCTGGGTGCGTGCTGCGAGTGCCGGTGAGGCGCTCTGCAAGGCGCAGGACGAGGCGCTGCGGGAGCGTGCCGCGTGAGGGTGCTGGACCTGTTCAGCGGCATCGGCGGCTTCTCCCTGGGCCTTGAGCGCGCAGGGATGCAGACGATTGCCTTCTGCGAGCGAGATGAGTTCTGCCAGCGCGTGCTGGCGAAGCATTGGCCGGAGGTGCCGATCCATGACGACATCACCACCCTTGACGGCACGCAGTACCGAGGTGCAGCAGACGTTGTTTGCGGAGGGTTCCCTTGCCAAGACATCAGCTATGCCGGCAATGGCGCTGGCCTGGCAGGAGAGCGAAGCGGACTGTGGTTTGAGTTCGCGCGAATCATTCGCGAGGTGGAGCCAGACTTCGTGCTCGTGGAGAACGTCGCAGCTCTGCTTACTCGAGGAATGGGAGACGTACTTGGGACCTTGGCCAGCCTCGGGTTCGATGCGGAGTGGGATTGCGTTTCAGCTTGCGCCGTGGGGCACACACATATGCGACGACGAGTGTTCATTGTGGCCTACGCCAACCGCCTCAATGGACGGTCGAGGATTCGGGATTCCCTTACACGAGCGTTCCGGGCGCTACCGGCAATCAATCGTTTCCAAGATACGCGAGCTAGTCAGAAAGCACGGCTGGAGAATCCATCCGCGCTTTACGGAGGCGCTCATGGGGTTCCCTACGGGATGGAGCGAAATCGAGGACACGGAAACGCCATAGTCCCGCAGATTCCAGAGCAGATCGGTCTCGCAGTGATGGAGGCCGCAGCGTGAACTACCACATCCGCACAGAGCACGAGCGCGAGACGGCCTTGGCGGATCTGCGCGCGGTGAAGCTGCCTGCGCGGGTGGAGATACACCAAGGCAATGACCGTTCGCTCGAGCAGAACCGCCTGATGTGGCGCTGGCTCACCATCATCGGGAAGCACGTTGGGCAGACGACCGAGGAGCTGCACCGCGAGGCGAAGCTGACCATCGGTGTGCCGATCCTGCGGCGTGACTCGGAGGCGTTCTGCGGCACCTACGACCGCTGCATCAAGCCCTTGGACTATGAGCGGAAGCTCGAGGCGATGGACCTGATCGACGTGACCTCGATCATGTCGGTGCGGCAGATGACGGAGTTCTTGGACGAGCTGGGCCGCAAGTACCGCAGCGCGCCTATCGACGTGCCGGATTGGGTGAGGGAAGCGGCATGACCCTCGCCCGCAAGACCCCGATGAAGCGCAGCAGCTTCCGCCGCAAGCCGAAGACGACGCCGAAGAAGCGCCGCCAGTCCACGGTGCGCCAGCTCAAGGCGAAGGCCGACCGCGCGTGTTCTCGCTGGATTCGGGAAGCGCACGACTGGACGTGTGCGGCGTGCCACAAGCAGTACGAACCCGGAAGCCAGGGCCTGCACTGGTCGCATTTCTTCTCACGCAGGCACCAGTCGATCCGCTACTCGCCCGACAACGCGGCGGCTCATTGCTTCTCGTGCCACCAGCGGCTCGGCGGCGATCCGGTGCTGTTTGCGCGCTGGATTGAGCGGTGGCTCGGGAGTGGCGGGCTGGCGCTGCTGGAGGAGCGCAAAGCGCAGACGCACCGCTGGACTGAAACAGAGCTTCGCGCGCTGCTCGAGCACATTGACGAGGACCGCGCTCGCATCGCTCGTCTTCGCGACGAGGGCGTGACCGGATACATCGAGCCGGTGCCCTACGACTGACCACAAACCTAGTCCACACGGACCACACTGGAGGCGATAGCGATGCCACCGCCCGAGAAGCCGGACCCCGAACTGCTTAGGTTCGCGCGCAACGCCATTCAGCGCCAGCGGCTGCAGGAGTGGATTGAGCACGGGAGCCACGCGGCAGCATCCAGGGTTTCCGGCTGCGACCCGTCGGTGTACAGCCGAATCGTCAGTCGCGTGAAGGGGTATGCCGCGCAGCAGGGCTACTCGCCTGAACATGACATGACGCACACCGCGCCCGACACGCACATCGTCAAGGGCACCTCGACGCTCTACGGCGACGATGGGGCGGTGAGGCAGCAGTGGGTGAAGACGGATATCAACCGCGAGCGGCTCGAGGAGATGGCGCGGGAGTTCATCGCCGCTTCCGCCGAGGAGATCAAGCGGGAGCCCGCGCGGAAGCTGAAGACCTCGAAGCACGATGCCGACCTCTGCAACCTCTACGTTCTGACCGACTATCACATGGGGATGCTCGCTTGGGGTGAGGAGACGCGCGGCGACGACTGGGATGTGTCCATCGCGGAGGATCTGCTGGTCCGATGGTTCCGCGCGGCGATTGACCAGTCTCCGCGCGCGCAGCAAGCCGTGGCGGGGTTTCTCGGGGACGGCATCCACTACGACGGCTTCGCGGCGGTCACGCCTGCGAGCGGCCACCAGCTCGACTCAGACACCCGCTACCCCAAGATCGTCCGCACCTGGGTCCGCGCTCGCCGCCGGATCATGCGGATGCTGCTCGACAAGTACCCGCATGTGGTTCTGATCGAGGCCGAGGGCAATCACTCCCCGGCCACCGATGCGGTCATGCGCGAATGGTGGGCGGCAGTCTACGAGGACGAGCCGCGCGTCACTGTGGACACCTCACCGGACCCCTACTACTGCGTCGAGTGGGGTAAGACTTCGCTCTTCTTCCACCACGGTCACCGCCGAAAGCCGCAGAACATTCACGACGTGTTCGCGGCGAAGTTCCGCGAGGTATTTGGCCGCACGAAGCACAGCTATGCCCACATGGGCCACCTGCATCACAGGGACGTGAAGGAAACGAATCTGATGGTGGTCGAGCAGCACCGGACGCTTGCGGCGGCGGATGCGTATGCCAGTTCGCATGGCTGGATCTCTGGCCGCGAGGCTCAGTGCATCACCTATCACGCGGAGTACGGCGAGGTGGGGCGCGTGGTCATCACCCCGGAAATGCTTGGAGGCGCAGCAGCATGAAAGCTCACTTCCCCCCATTTGACGACCCCGACCCTTGGGTGTGGTGCCGCGAGATCGGCAACGGCTCGGGTGGCTACCTGCGGCAGTCCGAGTGCGAGCAGTGGCGCGGAGGCCCGTGGCTGCCGAAGCGGGTGTGTGACCTGTTCCGCGCGATCCGAGGCGTCACGCCCGAGGAGATGGACGCGAGGACGCAAGGCGACACGGTGCGAGCGCGGCGCGAGGCTGTGCTGGGCGACAACTGTTTTCCGGGAGGCTGAGATGGGCAGCGTGGCGCGGATGGGCGGCGACCGAACGGACATGCTGGCCGAGCTGGAGCGGCTTAGGTCGCGCGTGTCTTCGGGGGACGTGGACGGGCTGATGCTCATCTGGGATGACGGTGAAGGTGTCGACGCAAGCGTTGCAGGCGCTTGGGACCTGCCTCTGCTAGTGGCGCATCTGTACACGCTGGCTGGCAAAAACACTGCGCTTTGGATGCGCGGCATGGAGGAGGCTGAGTGATGTGGACTCCGACCGAAACCGACTTCGAAGCATGGGGCCTGCTCCGTCGCGAGCCGTGGGTGGACTGCGGCTGGTACACGGAAAGCAACATCTACACCGAGCCGGAGGGCTGGCGCGAGCACTCCGAGGCGGATGCAAGGGAGTACGTCAGCGGCGAGCGTGCGGAGCGCGCAGAGGCTGTAGGGCGCGCCGTGGCGACGCTCAAGCGCCGGGACATGGCAATCGCTGTCGCCTACTACGGCGCGTTCCCTGGCGCGTCAGGACGGCCCTACTACGACTGCAAGCGCATGGTCGTGTCGCCTTCCCTGTCGGCTCAGGAGGTGCGGGACGAGATACCGCGCGTGCGGAGGCTGGTGTGCGCAGCGGTGGAGCTTCTGTCGGACAAGGCTGCCTGACGTTGCATCCAGTGCTGGACACGCGGCCAGCCTGTGTGTATAACTAGTCCCCGGACACCTACGTCCAGACGCCTCGCCCGGTTCGCCGCGCGGGGCGTTTTCGTTTCTGCGTTCAGCGTTTCCGCCTGTTCAACGAACGTGAACGCTTCCACAACGTGAACACGGGTCCGAGCATGGAGCAGCCGGTGAGCCTCAAAGCCGACACCGCGCAACGGATTGCCGACATGAGCGCAGCTACCTCGGTGCTGACCGTGTTCGGGCTGTCGCTCTCGCAAGTCAACGAGCTGGTGCAGATTGTCGCGGGGCTTGTTGCCATCGTGGCGGGCGTCTGCGCTGCCTACTACCACCTGACTCGCGCTCATCGGGACTGACGTGGTTCTGGAGCGATACGCCTACCTCGCGGGCTGCGCCATGGGCCGACTGATGTTCGGCGGCGAGTCGGTCTGGACCATTGAGCGGCCGTGGTTGGGCAACAAACCGTGGGAATCGTGCATCCCTGATGGCGAGTACGCGCTCAACCCGTACTCGAGCGAGCGATTCCCGAACGTGTGGCAGGTCGCCAACGTCCCGGGCCGCACGCATATCCTCATCCATGCTGCCAACTACGCCGACCAGCTCGCCGGGTGCATTGCGCCTGGCACGTCTCGTTCGATCCGCGATCCGTGGGACGACGAACGCGGCTGTGCGGTCTGGAACAGCCGGACCGCATGTCGGCACGTCTTCGAGTACCTCGCAAGCCAACCCGAGCCGCGCCTGACGATCCAGTCGGCGTCGGCGCCGATAGAGGAATGCGTCTGATGGAACAGATCACCGCAATTCTGGAAGCCGCTCCGGCATGGCTCGCGGCCCTGACGGGTCTCGTCACCGCAGCGACCGCTATCACCGCCCTGACGCCCAGCAAGAGTGACGACGCCGTGCTCGACAAGGTGCTCAAGGTCCTGAACTTCCTTGCCGGCAACTTCGGCAAGAACAGGAACGCAGACGATTGACCGCTGGTCTGATCGCGCTGGCGTCTGTCCTTGGAGCGGTCTGCTGGCTGCTCTGGGCTGTTCGCGGCGATGCGATCAGAGGAGAGGACGCCGATGATCTCCGTGAGTCTGCTGACGCCGCCCGCAGAGCGGCTGCTGCTCGTCGTGCTGCTGGGCGTCCTAGCGTGCGTGACCGGCTGCGCGAGCGTTTCCGCCGCGACGGTTGACCCGTGCGTGGCGTTCGAGCCGATCACGACGACGGGTGAGGAGCAGGTGATGCTGACCGAGGAGACCATGCGCCAGATCGACGCACACAACGCCGTGTGGCTGGAGCTCTGCGAGTGATCCGCTCTATCGCTCGAGCGATTGCGGGGTCGGTTTCGACGCCAATCACAGGGTCTGGTCCGAGCCAGCCTCAGGCTCCGATCATCGCGTCCGTCACGATCTCCGGCGGTACATTGGTCGGGTCTGTGCTGTCGTCGTCTATCTTGTACACGCAGGCCCCCATCCCCGCCGGGACCGTGACGTATCAGTGGGACCGCAACGGCTCGCCCATCAGCGGCGCGACATCGGCTAGTTATACGCTGGTCGAGGCAGATGCAGGGGCGGCGATCACGCTGGACGTTAGCGTGACGAACTCCGGGGGCTCCGACTCCGCGACCTCCAACACGATCAACGCCGCCGCTCTGGCCGCTCCGTCCATCACTGGCGTCCCGACGATCTCGGGCACGCTGTACGAGGGCAACACCCTCACCGCGACCGCAGCGTCCGTTACGGGCAACCCGACGCCTGCGACGACGTGGCAATGGGAACGCGACGGCACGCCGATCAGTGGGGCGACTTCATCCACGTACACGCTTGTCTCGGCAGACGG